CGAATCAAAGTTAACGTCTGTTAAGAATGTTCCATAAAGAATCCATTTCTCAACAACAACTCCTGTTGGGTCCAACATTTCAAGGTCAATGTCTTTTTTGTAACCCGCAGCATAACCCATACGACCTGTTACTGATTCAGCATGTAAACGAACCCACTCCATAAGAGCTTGAGCCGCTGAAGGTCCAATAGGGTCACGGAATTTAACTGGAATTGTTTGCCAGTTGAATCTACCTGCAACGTAAGTAGATGTGTTTAAAAACGGTATTTCCGTTGCAGCAATTGTGATGTGTGGTCTAGCCGTTGATTCTACAAACCATTCGTTTATACCCAAACTTGATGGAAACCTTAGGATAAAACGATTTTGACGTTTTGGTTCGTAAGGTATCGGCATTTTCATTAATAAATCAGCCATGTTATTTTAATTTTTTTTAGTTTCTTTGTTGTTTATACATATAAATATAGTCTTGTTAAAAAATTTTTCTCTTTACTTTTAATTTGATGAGATTATTCTTTATTTATATTCCTTTTTAATACCTCCAGCAGTAGAATAAGTCTTAACTATATTATCTGGTTTATCTTTAAAATGTTTATTCATTACTTCTACATTCTTAATATCATCATCTGAAAATCCAATACTAGGTTGCTCTGGTATAAAGTTATTAGATATATCATTTTTTATATATGCTTTTTTATTAAGTATACCTGCAATTCCTTTTATATAGGAAACAAATTCATCCATAGCCTTAACTTTTAATTCTTCAGGATTGGAGGCACTTCCTTCTCCAAAAGTAACTGGATGGTATTTGTTGAGTTCTAAATATGATTTAATTAAATCGTCGTCACTCATATCTTCCTCATCTACGAAAGTCCTATATTTTTTAAGGTTCTTAATTAGTTGGTCTTTATCTATACCATTATATCCGCTAACAATGTAATTGTAAACCGCTTGTTTTAATGTATTTGGATTGTGACCTCTAGCAGTAATAATTGAAAATATTGAACCGTTATTAATTGCTTCTCTAAAGTCTCCAAATGCAGGACCTTCTTTAGCTCTCATTGTGTCAATTAAAAAATCTTTGTCTCCATCAGTTCTAAAGTTTCTAAAGGCGTCGTCTGCTAAACCAACAATAGTTTCACCTTTATATTTAAAAGATTTTTTACCCAAATCATGTCTGTATTCCGCAAAGTCATCAGTACTCATACCAATTTCATCACCGTCTTCAGTCTTTAACATTATTTTTGTTGGCATATGAACAATGTTGTCATCCCAATCAAATGCATAATATTTCATGTCTGGAGTACCCTCTCCTTTAAATCCCTCTTTAATTTGTCTTTTCATACTTTGGCAATTTGGGGGTACATAAAGTACCCCCATAAATTTTTATTAGATATTTTCAAACGAAGCTCCTGTTGGAGTAATAAAGAACTCAATGTCAATGAATTCTAAAGCCTTCGTTGGTTTTAAGTAGATTTTACCTACAAGTCTGTTAGCATCTAAATCTTCAGGTGTTGAAGATACTGTTACACGGAAATCGTATAAACCTCTATCTCTTCTGATTGAATCTAAGATAGGATTAACACTATCCAAGAATTGTTGTCTAACAACTTGGTCGTTTTGTTCAAACAATAATCTTACCGCTACCGCTGAAATTAACTTACGAGCTTGAAGTAATAATCTTCTTACGTTCAATCTGTTAAGTGCTGTGTCAGCAACTTGTAATGTTTTGTTACCCCAAATTACAGTTCCAACATCAGAGAAAGTTGCGATAGGGTTAATTCTACCTTGATACAATGTATCTCTATCAGTTTGTGTAAGTTTTTGTCTAGCTTTGATTGAGTTTACAAGACCTCTTGTGTAACCCGCAGATGCGAACCAAGGGAATGAAATGTTATCTGTCAATGCTAAGTTTCTACAAACCTCACCTGTTGGTGGTAAGTAAATTTGTGTATTGTTTACTGTATCTCTTGTTAAAATCCAAGGGTAGTAAGTTGCAGTATAGTTAGAATCAATTCCTGTGTTATCTAAGTTATCAACCGCTTCTTGTGAGTAGATGATATCTAAAGAGTTAGTTGAGTCAGGAGTAAACATTTGATAGTCAGGAGTTGTTGCGATATAAACCGAGTCAGCTCTTGAGAATTGTATCATGTCAATTGCTTCTTCTACTAAGTTTGAGTTATTAACATAATCAATTGCCGTTGTTGCAAAAACGTTAATGTTTGTAGATTCAGGGTTAGCAAATGTTAAGATACCAAGTAAGTACGCGTAGTAGTCAGTATTTGCAAAGTCTTGTGTGTTATTTTGAATAACAATTCTTTTGAATAAACCGTCACCTGTTGCGGTTGGGTATCTTGAAGATGCTGATGCTCCTGCTAAATAACCTGAAGAACCTAATTGGAATCTATCTTGGTTAGTTCTCCACTCTCTGTAAATGTCCCATCCGTCAAATCCACCCGCGAAACATATTGTGTATTTTCTTGAGTAAATAAAGTAGTATGGGTTTTCTTGTGTTCCAGGGTCTTCTCTAAATTCAGCAACACCACATTCAAATGCGGTTTGACCACTATCAACAACAAGATTACCAAGTGTAACAACCGTTGCTCCTGAGTCCATGTGGAAACCTTTACTTATTACATTCCAAGGTTGACCAACCGCCAAAGGATTTGAAATCCAATTTGAAGGATTTTGTTTACCTTTATATGTTAAGAAAGATTCATCAATACCAAATTGACTTGAAAACCCTAAATAATTTCTTCTAACGATATCTCCTGCAGACTGAACTGGAGCTCCTCCTGCCGCAGAACCAAATGGTGGGTTAGAAACAACCTCACCTGGAAAATAATATTTTGTTTTAAATTTAGGATATGGTGATGGGTAAAGAGTGTAATCTTGATATTCTCTTTGAGTGTATCCATAAAAACCACAAGGTAATGCATCAATTGGTGATTCATCTGCCATTTCAACCATAATGTATTTTGAAATTAAAGCAAACTCACCATTAGATGAACCTATTTTTTTAGCTACAAAATTATTTGTACCTGGGTCCATATTACAATTTGTAAATTTTTCAATTACAATAGGGTTTGCGTCAGTATCAAAGAAATTTCTAACTAATACATCAAATGACATATTATTATATGATAAGTTAGCAATAGATACTTTAATTTCAGTATTTGCTGAATCACCATCAGAGATTGAAATAAATTTGAATAATTTGTAAACTTTATTACCTCTTAATTCTGAAACTAAGAATGGTGTTTCAGGTGATTGATATTGTTCTAAATTATATGCGATTGATGAACTGTTTTCACTTCTAGCCTCAGGTAACGCAATTAAATCACACGCTAACCCACGAATATAACCTTGGTTATATGCATAATTTAAAGATGCTTGATATGCTTCTTCAACATAAATTGGAACTTCAAATCTTGATTTACCAAAATTATCAACACCCAATACTTTAGTAATATATTTTGCTGATGATGCCAATAATGAAGTCTCAAATGAGAATGTATCTAATTCTCTTGTTATACCTGATAATAAGAAAGTAGCGTAAGGTGATTTTGTAATACCCGAATATTGACCTGTACATATTAATTGTAAATCTGTGAGGCCACTTACTTGATAAACGGGACCGTGGTTTTCACTAGTACTACTATTATCAAAAAGAGAAATTCCTCTTGAACGAATAGTTCCGACAACCATGTTGTTAAATTCTGAATACGCAGTACCAGTAAATGTGTATGAATTACCAACAATAGTTCCTGTAAATGTACTAGACGCTCCTGAAACTAAATTAGAAACAGTATAGTAGAATGAATAACCTGTATAATTACCCGTTAATGAGTCGTTGTTTTCAAATTCAAAGTTAGCGTAATACCAAGAATCGTTAGCACCTTCAGTTAATTCGTTTTGTGTAAAATTATTTTCACATCCATATGGACTATAATCTGTTGTATATGTTCCAACTAAAGTTTGGTAATCAGTTTCAGGTATAGCACCATAAATAACCGCAGTTGTTGCTGAGGTTGATGGTATATCCATAATACCGCCTAAATAAGTATTAAAGTCATCTTGTAATGTTGATGTTGTACCGTCTTCTAATCTATATTGTACATTTAAATTTACATCAACTTCGGGAGGTAATGCTCCACTAATAAATGTAATTGTATTACCTGTTGAGGTTCCTGTAAAGTTTGCGGTAAAGGATGTACCAGTAGATGGGTTACCAATAGTTGTTGGGTCTACATTAGCTGTGACGTTAAGAGTCCATGATGGTCCTGCGTCATAACCCGATAAACCTAAAACTCTGGTAACAAACAATTGGTTAGATTGTTGTAAATATGATTTAGCAATATATGCCGCCTCATACTTTGGTATTTGAGTATTATAAAACTTAACGGGTTCTGTTCCCCCGAAATAAGCTTGGAACTCATCATAGTTGGTTATGAATACTGGTTCGAATGCTGGACCTTTTAAAGTTTCTCCAACAAGACCTAAAGTCGTTACACCCACACTTTGGGCTACGAATGATAAGTCGGTTTCAGATGTGTATACGCCTGGTGATACGAATACTTTTTGATTTGCTTGTGCTGTTGCCATTATTAAATTATTCTGTTACAGATTTATTTTATAGATAAATATTCATTATTATATGAAAAAACTTTACTTTTAGGTAA